TTCCAAACTTTCGCGCCCGCTGGTGTACGCGCATTCTTAAGATTGAAGTCGCAGAGCAATATCTGTGCGCCATCGCGCCAGCAGTTAGCTACGTCGGACTGCGGGCCGACGAAGAGGAACGAGAGGGAATGTACGGCGTCATTGCCGACGTAGAGAAACGGTATCCGCTGCGGGAGTGGGGCTGGAAACTGGCCGACGTGTTGAATTATCTGGAATGCAAAGGCGTCAAAATTCCAGCGCGCACCGATTGCGCATGGTGTTTCTTTCAGCGCATTGGCGAATGGTGGAACCTGTGGAAAGACTATCCCGAGATATTCAGGCAGGCCGAAGAGATAGAACTTGAAGTAGGCCACACGTTCAGGACGCCGGGGAAAGATAGTTGGCCCACGGCGTTGAAAGATATGCGACAGAAGTTTGAAGGCGGCAGCAGGCCGAAGCATGCCGGGCAGTTGGGAATATTGGAAGAACGCGACGGCATGTGTCGCGCGTGTACGCTGTAAACCCTTTATTTCGATGGCAGAGTTCCCTACTAATTACTTAATAACTATTATCAGACGCAACGCGTATCCGCTTATTTGTTGACTTTCAGGCAGAACAGGCATACAATCCCCTGCCATGAAGAAGCAACTAACCCTAAACGAGGTGATTGCCCTGCTGAGAAGGCGATGTGAAGAGTTCGGCTCGCAGCGGGCTTTCGCGCTGGATAGCAATATCTCACCACAATACATAACCGACGTGTTGAGACGTAAACGCGAGCCAGGCCAGATGGTTCTTGACGCGCTTGGACTGCGTAAGGTTGTCACATACGAGGTGAAACAATGACAGCAAAACCTAATATCCGCCGAATGCCGAATCGGTGGACTCGCTATACGCGAAAAACCGCCACATCCACGCCACTCGCAGCACAGCCGATGCCTGATTCTCTGTCTGAAGATGACCGCGCGCTGATTGCCGTGGCTAAGCAGCGACCAGTCGCCCCGGAGGTATGGAGGGAGATTCAGAAACGCGGATTAACGTGCTACGTCTAGGAGAAATTTACGGGGTTAAGTATGGAACCTTACTCATCTCCAAGCGGGGAGTATCTAGGCTCAATCAGCGACACGGAGAATTGTCCGCATCGCAACGCAAAACTCACTGGCGAAGATTGCTCGAACGGATGCTGTGATTGATATGAATGCGAGGACTGTGGGAAGAAATTCTTGGTCGAATGCCCAGATTAACCACCCTCCCCGCCGCCGCATAGCCGCCACTCTTGTCGAGTGGTAAACGAGGTGAAAGGATGACCAACGAAGAAAAGCGAGCATATCAGCGAGGCTACGCCGCCGGACTGCGTGGCAAATGGCCTGCGCACAAACCGCCAGAACCGCCGAATCAAATTGTAGCCAGTCTACTATTGGCCTTGCGCGAAATCCGTGACCATTTAGACAGCGAGCTTGCGGCGATATGCGACCCAGAATGGGAAGCAGCGTTCGGGCCAATCATTGATAAAGCCGACGATGCGGCTGAGTCGGTCACTGAATGGCTGAAGCAATAACCCCCGCCGCGTAGTCGCCACGGCGCGGCGCGTGGTGAACAAAAAGGCCCGGCAGCAACAAACTGCCGGGCCACAGAAGCACTTAGCCCTATCCAAATGGAGGTTCAAAGAAACGAAATACAGTAGAGTCACTTAACCTGCCGCCATCCTACCAATTCCCTACCCTATCCCGCAAGTCATTCCGACACATCTCCTGTATCTATTTGACTCATCCGTGTTGTTTATGCAATATGGCGCCATGAGCGAAACGACACGCGAACCCGGCGTTCCAACCCCGCAGTTGCCCCCAACGGCAGAAAAACGGACTTTCCTGCTCGGTTTGGAGCAGTTTCAAGAACATTTAGCGCGGCTTGCGCGCGACGTGGGGAGCAAGGCGGAGCTTGGCCGACGCCTGAAAGTTACGGGGCAGTTTATTGACTTACTGATTGCTGGGAAGCGGACGCCGGGAAAGAAGATGCTCAAAGCTATCGGCGCGCGCAAGCGGGTAATGATTGAAATTGACGTGGACGGCGAATGAGCGAAGCGTTAATCCCACAACTCGACAAGGACATGGTGCGGCTTATTCAGGAGACGACTAAAGCCCGCGCATTGGCCCTGCACGGCGCGTTGATGGACAGGCTGGAAACCATTCTTAACGGCGAGGACGACAAGACGGCGCTGACGGCGGCGGGACTGATTCTCAAGATTGGCGGCAGCATGAAAGAACGGACAATGAAGGTTCATCACACCTTTGACGAACTAATGAAGCAGCCAGCAGTAGAAGCGGGGCCGCTAAGCGGGCTGACTCAAATTGCGGAAGCCTCAGTTATTGACGCGGAGGAAGATGGCGACGACACAAGCGAATAGTGGGGACGAGAAGCGGTGGCTAACCCGTCGTAAATATCTTGACGACTTCGAGTACCGCCATGCTGCCGTAGCGACAAATTTAGACCTTGATTTCGCGTTCCAACTTCGCGCACTTCGCGCGTCAAGGGGCTGGACACAGGAGGAACTAGCCGAACGCGCCGGACTGAAGCAGTCGTCAGTGTCGCGTCTGGAAGCGCGAGACGAGTTTCCCACTAAACGCAGTATAGAGAAGCTGGCTAAAGCGTTCGATATAGCCTACGTGTTTAAATTCGTCAGCTTCGACGAATTTATTGAACATACTCGCAGTTTCAGCATGGAGCGGAAACAAGTTCCACCGTATGCAGCAGAGCGTAGCGACACAACCGAATGACGGCCTGGCCGTAGCTGACGCCATCAGGCTTGCCACGCCAGACCCGGCGCGGGTGGAACGGGAAGTATCTGAATATCAGAAAGACCCCGAAGCGTACATAGCCCGTCGGTTCACAGAACTGGCTGAATGGGACTTCCCTGTTTGGGCGGCTATCAACGTCTTTATCAAAACCAAAAAAGGCCAGCGCATTCCCTTGCGGCTTAACCGCATTCAGCGGCGAATGTGGGAATGGCTGGTGGAAGACTTAGCGGCAAAGCGTCCCGTCCGCTGGTTCATTCTGAAAGCGAGACAAGAAGGCGTCTCCACATTCTGGCTTGCATTCTTCCTGTGGCTGACTTCCCTGCGCCCGAACCGCGAAGCCCTGATATGCGCCCACAAGGAAGCCAATACTTTCGACTTCAACAATCGTGTCCGTTCGATGTATACGCAGTTGCATCCGATGCTCAAGCCTGGCACTCATACCAACAGGCGCGACCTGATGTACTTCGGCAGCAATACGCACGAACGTCGGCGCGGCGCGGATGTGGGACTTGAAAGCAAGCTCGTATTCATCACGGCAGCGAGCGGCGAACTGGGGCGAAGTTACAACTTCCACGCTGTTCACTTGTCGGAATTCGCCCTCTGGCCGGGACTGGGCATTGACGTAAAAGACCAGATGGGCGGCTTGCTTCAGGTGATGGCGAATGAGGCCGGGACGATACTCATCATGGAGTCCACGGCGAAGGGTGAGAACGAAGCCACGCTATGGTGGACGGATACAAAGAACGGCTACCGGAAAGTATTCATTCCGTGGTGCGCGTTCGACGAATACCGGACTCCGAAACTTACCTACGACAAATTAGGCGAACTGTCCGCCGACCCAGATTCGCGCTACGGCGACGAGATAGAGGCCAGCCGCCACATTCGTGAAGCGTTGCCTATCTGGTATCCAGAGGAAGTGGGCGAAGGTGGGGACGAATGGACGGAAAAGGAAATTCGTCTACGGCTTCACTGGCGCCGCAGGAAGATTGACACGGATTGTATGGGCGACTTGCAGATATTCCGGCACGAGTATCCGCTGACGCCTGCTGACAGCTTTGCCACCGGCGCTAAGAACCTGTTCAACCACGAAAGTCTGGAAGACATGCGCGCGTACGTCCAGCGCGAAGGCTACACGCCGATACGCTGCAAGTTGATACAAAACGATGATGAGATACACCCCAACCGCAAATTCCACCGGGCCGACGGATACGGAAAAGTCTACTTTTATCGCTTGCCGGGAGAGTTCCAGCGTGAGCATACGTCTTTCGTCATTGGCGCGGATACTTCTATGGGGATGTCAGCGGACGCCGACCCCTCCGCAGCTGTGGTTCTCGCTGTTTCTGCCGACGAGACTGAGGAAGTGGCTTCATTCAACGCCGTCATTGCGCCGCACGACTTCGCAGAATTGCTGAACTGGCTAGGCCGTCTCTACGATGACGCATTACTCGGCGTCGAACACAATGAACGGGGCGGCGCGGTAGTCAACGACTATCTGCACAAGGTATGGCGGTATCCGAGACTGTACTTCCCCCGCGATATGTTCACCGGTAAGACCCGGCGCGATACCGTCCCCGGCGTGAACGTGACAGCCGACGGAAAGTCGAAGCTCGTATCGGACTTGGCGGAAGAGATAGTAAACCGCACCATTTTATTCCGCAGCATCAAGTTGATAGACCAGTTGAAGACTTATCAGGTGTTAAAGAACAACAAACTGGGCGGCGCGCCGGGGACGAAAGATGACTTTGTATCCGCCGCGATGATTGCTCGCTTTCTCAAGAAACACATCCACCGTTTTTCACCGCCGCGCGAAGCGATACCGCGTGGCTCCTTCGCCTGGGAAGCGCACAGGCTAGCTAGACAACGCGGTTTACGAGTCCCAGGACATTGAAATGCCACGTAAGAAACTCACAGTCCCAATTGTCTTCCCCGACGGCCCGGTGGCGACGCGCCGCAGCCGCGGGAGAAAAGCTATCGCCAGCGTCCGAAGCGAAACGGGCGACCCTAAAATTGATGGGGAGATATGGCTTTCCCGTATAGCGATGACGCGGCAGGCCCGGTTGATGCTGAAAAATGGCGAAAGAAGCTGGCGCAGATACTACCGCTGGTACGAAGGCGAACAGTGGGACGATAGGGGCGGACAGGGCGGACAAGTCAATTCCGACAACCCGCGCGACACTGCGACCATCAACAAGACGGGCAGTATCATCAACTCGATAGTTCCCTTCCTCATCAACGATGAAATTAAGTTCCTGCTGAAGCCGCAGCGTCCAGACGACGACCAGTCGGCAATGATTCAGCAGGCGCTACTCAACTATGAATGGCGCAAGCGGAAGATGACGAACGCCATAAAAGTTTGCGCGCGGGACATGGTGATTATCGGGCACTGCATCGCCAAACCGGGCTATACGGTGGAGGTAGACGAAAGCAAGAAACCTAAAGACGACGGCGTTATCAACTACGCCGACTATGTAAAGCAGGATGCGCCATACGTCGAACGCGTCAACCCGCTCAACTTCGTCTTCGACTGGGGAGGCAGAGACAGAACCCTTCGGACGGCGCGCTGGTGCGGCGAAGTCTTCTTCGTCCCCTACGCCGACGTGCTGGCCAACAAGGAGTACGACCGGGAAGCTCTGGGAATGCTCTACAGCGGCGAATACTCACCGACGACCCAGACAAACTGGGCGTCACTGGGCGTTGACCCTAAAGCGATGAAGGGGCTTCAGTCATTTGCGCTACCCGAGGACAACTTGGTTACGCTGATTGAAATTTGGGACAAGAAATACCAGAAACGGATGGTTTACGCCGACGGTTGCCCGCATCCGCTAGTGTCCGAAGACTGGCCATACGACTATCTGGACGGCTTCCCCTACGTAATGGCGAAGTACATTGAAGCGCCCAACCAGCCATATGGGATAGGACTTCCCCGCTGGATTGAAGACCAGCAAGTCCAGATAAACCGCGCGGCGACGCTTGAGCAGGATGTGATGCGGAAGTCGCGCCCACGCACAGCGGCGAGTGAAGGCACAAACCCCGAAGAGGTTGTTAAGTTCGCAAACGGCGACGACGTGGTAGTCGGGGACTTTAAGGCTATCCAGCCCGCCGACCTGTCGCAGATGTTCCAGATTTACAAGCAGAACCTAGAGCGCGCCATCGAAGAGATGACCGGGGCCGACGCGCTACTTCAAGGTAAGGCGCTCCCATCTCGAACGACAGCGGGTGAGGTTGGGACGCGCGCCAGACTTACTGGGCTAAAGCTAGACCAGCACGTGGAAGACTTTGAAGAGTTCGTTGAGGACGTGGCGACTCAGATACTTGGGCATCTCAAGAAGTTTCGCACCACAGCCGATGTCATAGAGGTTGTCGGCGCAGAGGGTGCGGAGTGGAAGGAGTACACCAACGAGGACATACAGGCGGGCGTTGACGTTGAGGTGAACTACTTCGCGGCGCCGAAGACCGACCCCGACTTGGAGAAACAGCAGGCGCTACAGATATTTCAACTTGCCGTGCAGTCGCTACCCGCTTTGGCACAAACCGGCGCGCCTGACACGTTCGACATGCCCGCGCTTGTCGGCTGGGTTCTGGATAAGTTCGGCGTGAAGGATAAGAGCAGGTTCTTCCGCTCGTCGCGCACGCCAATGCCGACAGAAGGCGCAGGGATGACGCCGCAGATAGGTGGGGCAAATGCGCCGTCACCTGTTGGCCAGACGCCGGGGGTTGGCGCGCCAGGCGAAGGGCTTTCACAGCCGGATTTGATGCAAACAATGCGCGGCTTTATGCAGTAGCCGCTTAACACT